TGTGTTCATTATCGCAAATCTTAGAAGCCGAGGTGGACGAGAAATATTACCTCTCTGCGGAGAAAACGCAGCAACTCTTAACCAACTTGTAGGTGGGATGCAGGGATACCGTGTATATGGCACGGATGGCATATCAGCTACCCTCGTTGGAAATGCCGGAGGTGTAGGAGCCAAGACAGGCTTGTATCTTATGGGCAATCTGAATCCGAGTGGTCATGGGCAGGGTGGAAATGTTTATCATGAAGACGGAATTGCACCAACGGTTACTGTAAACAAAGGCTGTGGCACGAGGATATTTATTGATCAGAGCAACCATGCTCCAAAGCTGACGGAAAATGCCAGATGCATAACTGCAAGGTATACTTCCGGGATGGTAAATCATACTGCAATGAATTCTGCAGTTATGGAAGTGCATCCGGTTCTGACACCGGAACGTATGGAGAAAAGGCAGAATGGCAGACGGATGAAAGAAGATGGAGAGCCGATGTTCACGCTTACCTCACAGGACAGACATGGTGTGTTTGTGTGTGAGAAAGTGCAACAGAATGAGGAAACCATGCTCCGTGTCAGAAATGGTACAAAACAGGGGTATGACGAAGCACACGTTGGTGATGGTATTAGCCTTGCATATCCCGAGAGCGATACCAGAAGGGGAAGGGTTGGAAAAGGCTGTTCCCAGACATTGGATTGCTCCGGGCAAATGGGGACTCTTATGAAGTGCGGAAGAATCCGCAGGCTCACTCCGAGAGAGTGTTTCCGTCTGCAAGGTTTCCCGGATGTTTTATTTGATAAAGCGGCATCTGTTAATTCGGATGCACAGCTTTACAAACAGGCAGGGAATGCGGTGACCGCTACTGTGGCATTTGCGGTGGCAATGTCACTGCCGGAATCACGGGAAAATTAGTGAATAAATAACTTGCTATTTCCTCCATTCAGAGTGATATATGTAGTACCAAATTGAATGGAGGAAAAGCAAATGAAGGTAAAAACAACAGCAGAAAACAGAAAAGACGTTGTAAAAGCGATGGAGGAAATCCTTAATGTAAAAGCAAAATATCAGGGACCACCATCCTTTGGATACAAGGTCGGGGAGTATACAGTGGATCGTGATGGCAACGTGGAACACGAATCCGAGGAGGCAGCACTTACCATGCAGAATGAATTAGTAGCGAGAGGTCTTGCTGAAGGCGAAGCAGACAGACTTAACATTGGGATTCCGATAGAGGGATTCACAGCAGAGGGTATTAAAAATCTTATTTACATGATTCACAGCAAACAGTACCTTTTGGAAAAAGCAGTCGGAAAAGAGGTATTCAGAATTTCCGATAAGCTGGTAGAGAGATTGGATGCGGAAGAAAACATACCGCTTGAGAAAGTGATACAGATTGCGGAAGAAGAAAGTATAGAGGGGCTTGCCTTTGGGGAGGACAGAATATTTTTCTGCGGATTTCCGCTGAACGAGGATGAAGCGAGAGCCTATGCTGAATTGGCAGCTTGCATGGCAAAGACGGCAAAGGAAGCAAAGAGAGTAAGTCCAAAGGCTACCATCGAAGAAAATGAAAAATATTACATGAGAGTCTGGCTTGTCAGAATCGGTCTTGGAGGTAAGGACGGAAAGGAAACAAGAAAGGTATTTCTTTCCAGACTGAAAGGGCATACCGCATTCCGAACCGAGGAAGATAAGGAAAAATGGAAAGAACGAAACAGTAAGAAATCCACCGAATCTGCTGAATAGCAGAGGGGTGGATTTTGCTATAAAATACACAATTTCATATGGATATGAGCAGTAAATATTTGTGTACATTATGCCTCCGAATTAACTGGATAATATGTGCTTTTAGAGCGAATATGTACCTACCGAAAGGGAAAACAAACAGCCGAAAGGAAGGTACATAGAATGAACGAAAAAACAAGAATTCAGATTGAGGAAATGAAAAAGCAGACCATTGGGGTTGAGGTTGAGATGTACAACATCACAAGGGAAAAGGCAGCGAGAACGATTGCAGAGTATTTTCATACCGAAGGAACGGTAAAGTACATTGGAGGAAGCTACAGCGCATGGGCATGCAAGGACAATAAGGGAAGAGAATGGAAAATCACAAGAGATTCAAGCATTCAGGCAGCTTCCGATGACGAGAAGGCAGAACTTGGAACACCGATTCTTACCTACGAGGACATTCCAGATTTGCAGGAGATTTTAAGACAGCTAAGACATAAGGGAGCAAAAAGCGACCCTGCCCACATGTGCGGAGTACACATTCACATCGGATTGAATGGCCACACTCCAAAGAGCCTCAGAAACCTTGCGAACATCATGGCAAGCCACGAAAGCCTTTTGATTTCCGCAATGAGACTTGACCGAAACCGAATCAACAGATACTGCAGAACGGTTGACCCTTCCTTCCTTGAAAGGCTGAACAGAAGAAAGCCAAAGACAATGGAACAGCTTGCAGACATTTGGTACGAAGGAGTATGGGGCAGCAGAAATCAGCATTACAACGATTCAAGATACAGAATGCTGAATTACCACGCTTGCTTCACACATAAAACCATCGAGTTCAGATGTTTCCAATTTGCCAACGCTGGCAACGGAAGAAAGGGCGGTTTACACGCAGGAGAACTTAAGAGTTACATACAGCTTTGCCTCGCACTCAGCCAGATGGCGAAAACGGTAGCGAGTGCCAGCCCGAAACAGCCACAGGTTGAAAATCCAAAATACGCAATGAGAACATGGCTTTTGAGACTCGGCTTCATCGGAGATGAATTTGCAACAGCAAGAGACATCCTTACCAAAAACCTTGAAGGGGATACAGCCTTCAGACACGGCAGGGCAGCTTGAAGGATTCAGCTTTGAGGCCCACCGACCGCTTCGGCGGTCTTAAGGTGGTAGAAGGGAAGAACCCTTCAGAAAGGATGGATGAATATGAATAAATATTATTTAGCCTATGGCAGCAACCTGTCAATGGCACAAATGGCACAGAGATGTCCCGATGCAGTATATGTGGGGACCGCAGAACTTAAGGATTATCAGCTTCTTTTCAAAGGAAGCCAGTCAGGAAGTTATCTGACGGTTGAGCCAAAGAAGGGAAGTATGGTTCCGGTTCTGGTTTGGCGGATTAGTGAAAGGGATGAACATTATCTTGACCGTTACGAAGGTTATCCATCGTTTTATTACAAGAAAACGATGGAAGTGGAAGTGCAATCCTTTATTGGCGAGAAAACAGATGATGTAACAGAAGCCATTATCTACATCATGCATGAGGACAGACCGCTCGGATGCCCGACAAAGCATTATTATGATATTTGCCTTGAGGGGTACTGCCGATTTGGATTTAAACAGACGGTTCTTGAACAGGCTCTTTACGACAGCGTTGGAAAAAGAGTCGAACAGCATCTATTGAAGGAGGTCGGATATTATTATGAGTAGCATGAGATTTCCAAGCAGAGAAGAAGTGGAGAAGGTACGGAATGAGTATCCTAAAGGATGCCGTGTGGTTCTTGAGCGGATGGATGATATGCAAGCACCGCCAATTGGAACGGAAGGAACAGTAAGGGGTGTGGATGACACAGGTTCCATAATGGTTAAATGGGATAACGGCAGCAGTCTTCATGTAGTTTATGGGGAAGACCGATGCAGAAAAATCTAGGAGGCAGATATGGAGCAGATAACAACCATTTGCTACGGGAAAAAGGATACATGGCAGTCAAGGGAGGAGGCACAAGCCTTCTTCCTGAAAGCGATGGCAGGTTCGGAAGGAAACGAGCAGGAGAGATATGCCACCATATATACACAGCTTTGTCTGGGAATGACTGAGTGCAGGGATGAGGTGGACTGATGACAGAAAAAATAAAGGAGCAGATACTTGCTGTCAGGGCTACGGGGCGAACCAATATGTTTGACACGAATATGGTTCAGGTAATTGCCGATGAGATGAAGTTTTATGAACTTGTGGTTTTTATTGAGGAACACAAGGGAGATTATGCAAAATTTATACTGACAGGCGAGTGCTAATATACACAATATCCGATCTTATTGTTTGGTACATTTACAGGCAGATAAGACTGGATATATCTGACTTTTAGAGCGAATATGTACCTACCAAAAGAAAACAAGGAGGGCATTAGCCATGACAGAATTTACAACGATGGAAAAGTTACAGATGAAGGTTGGACCAAGCGGAGCGGTTTTGAAATATGGGGAAAAGGTTCTTGTAACCTGCGAAACCTACTACGGATTTACCGCAGAAGTTTACGAGTTTGTTGAGACTCCAGAGGAAACTGGACTTGGATATATCGAATGCAGACTTAGCCTTATTGAAAAGGCAGAGAAGCATTTTGAAGATGGCGGACACGCCATTGCATGGTGCATCAGCAGGGATTAGGAGGGAAGAATAATGAGTGAGATTATTTTTTCCTACAACCACACAAGATGCCACGCACTCAAAGTCAAGGGCTTATTGGGTGGCGAGGTGTACATCGGAGAAATGGATGGATTTGAAATATATATCAGATTGATCCGCATGCATTATTCGACCAATTTGGATTTGTGGCGGTTAAGAAATAATTGAATTATATGGATGAGAGCTTCTTCGGAGGCTCTTTTTTGATGCTATGAAACGGAGGTGAGGACAGTGGCACAGAGAGGACGTAAGCCAAAGCCTACGGCAGTAAAGGTGTTGGAGGGCAATCCGGGCAAGAGAAGCCTTAATACGGCCGAACCGAAGCCTGAAAAGAAAGCACCACGCTGTCCGTCATGGCTTGAGGATGAAGCGAAAAAAGAATGGAAGAGGATGAGCAAGCAGCTGGAGCAGTTGGGGATTCTCACGGAGATTGATATGGCTGCCTTTGCCGGATACTGTCAGGCATATGCGAGGTGGAAAGAAGCAGAGGAATTTATCACGCAGCATGGAACGATTGTGAAGACTCCGAGTGGCTATTGGCAGCAGGTGCCACAGGTATCCATTGCACAGACCTATCTTAAGATTATGAATAAATTTTGTGAGCAGTTTGGGCTTACTCCTTCTGCGAGAAGCAGAATTGTTGCAGATACAGCTGAGGATAAAGAAAGTGATGAGATGGAACTTCTCTTGATTAAGGGAGGTGGCAGTTAATGTATGATGTGACAAAAGCGGATCATGCGGTCAACTTTATCAATTGTCTGAAGCACACCAAAGGAAAATGGAGGGGAGTTCCGTTTGAACTTCTCTCCTGGCAGGATGAGATTATCCGCACATTATTCGGTACGGTTAAGGAAAATGGCTACAGGCGGTACAATTCCTGCTACTGGGAGATTGCGAAGAAAAAGGGGAAGTCGGAACTGGCGGCTGCCATTGCATTATATATGACCTGCGGTGACGGGGAATGGGGAGCAGAAGTGTATGGCTGTGCTTCCGACCGCCAACAGGCATCTATTGTATTTGATGTGGCTGTGGATATGGTGGATCAGTGTCCTGCTCTGAAAAAGAGAATTAAACCAGTGATGTCGGTTAAGAGGCTTGTGTATAAACCGACCAACAGCTTCTATCAGGTGTTATCAGCTGAAGCATATACCAAGCATGGTCTGAACGTACACGCTGTTATTTTTGATGAACTTCATGCACAGCCGAACAGAGAACTTTTTGACGTTATGACAAAAGGCTCCGGTGATGCCAGAACACAGCCGTTATATTTTCTGATTACTACAGCCGGAACAGACAGAAATTCGATTTGCTTTGAACAGCACCAAAAAGCTGTTGACATTATAGAGGGCAGAAAAATTGACCCGACATTCTATCCCGTGATTTATGGTGCATCCGATGAGGATGACTGGACGAGCGAAGCCACATGGTATAAAGCCAATCCTTCCCTTGGAGAAACCATCGATATTGAAAAGGTTCGAAATGCTTACATCAGTGCAAGGGAAAATGCTGCAGAAGAGAATATCTTCCGGCAACTTCGATTAAACCAATGGGTAAAACAGTCTACCCGTTGGATGCAGATGGATAAATGGGATGCGTGTGCATTCCCCGTAAATGAGGAGGAACTTATCGGAAGAACCTGCTATG